AACGCTACTCGTTGTGCTTATCTAAACAACACAGTAGCTTATGCTATTGCTTTTGCTCTATTCAACAAGGTGGGTGCTATTGATCTATATGGCATAGATTTTTCTTACAAAGAAAACATGCACTTTGCAGAAGCTGGCAGAGCTTGTGTAGAATTTTGGATATGTAAGTGTATGGAAGCAGATATAATAGTAGGAATAAGCTCTCGATCTACAATCTTAGATTCTAATGTAGTAGCAACAGACAGACTATATGGTTTCCATAGATTAGATAAACCATTAGTAGCAGTACCACATGAGGGCAAATGGATAATAGAGCCATTTGAAGATATTGATAAAAAATTAGCAGAACATGGATTGGTTTTACATAAAGATGAAGAGCCACCAGAACCATATAAAGGATGACAGATAGTTTTATACAATTAGGACAAGTTGATGTTCATACGACACAGAACAAAGGTCACGACCCTGAGTTTTGGGCAGAACAGGCTACTAAGAAAATATGTGAGATTTCTATGGATGCACCAGAGCATGTAAAACAACAGGCTATGGCTTTTCAAAATCAAGTTTATACTGTAATCTTACATAGTATTAAGAACGCAATAAATTCTAAAAACGTGACATATGTGAATTTATTAAGGCAACAAGGTCATGAAGACATGGCTAGGATAATAAAGGAGCTTTAAGAAATGGCTATAACATCAGCAATATGCACAAGTTTTAAACAAGAAATTCTTGTTGAAGGACACAATCTCACTAACGGAGCTGACTCTATCAAGTTAGCTTTATACACATCTTCAGCAACGATGGGAGCTGGCACAACAGCCTACGCAACCACCAATGAAGTAACTGGTACAAATTACACAGCAGCTGGAGCAGCGTTGACTAACGTGACACCAGCAATATCTGGTACTACAGCTATTGTAGATTTTGCTGACCTGACATTCGGTACAGCTACAGTGACTGCTAGAGGTTGTCTAATTTACAACTCAACAAACTCAAACAAAGCTTTGGCTACTATTGATTTTGGAGGAGACAAGACAAGCACAGCTGGAGACTTTACAGTCGTTTTTCCAGCAGCTAGTGCGACTGCTGCCATCATAAGAATAGCTTAAATTTATTTTAGTAATGGTAGAGTCAAGAGATGCCACTCACAAAATTTAATTTTAAGCCGGGAATAAACAAAGAAGAAACTGACTATTCTAATGAAAATGGTTGGGTCGATGGTAATTTAGTACGTTTCAGAAAAGGCGGTGTAGAAAAAATTGGCGGTTGGGCTAAGAAAAGTTCCAACGTATTTTTTGACACAGCCAGAGCACTACACAGTTGGATTTCACTCGGTGGTTCACGCTATCTTGGTTTTGGTACTACATCTAAATACTACATAGATAATGGTGGTAGTTACAACGATATCACTCCTATAAGGGCTACAACTACCAATGGCATTACTTTCTCTGCTACTGATGGTTCATCTCTAATTACAGCAACTGATTCAAGTCATGGAGCAGTAGTAGGTGACTTTGTAACTATAGCTGGTTCTGTTTCACTAGGTGGTCTAATAACAGCTGCTGTTTTAAACCAAGAATATCAAATTACAGGTGTGCCAAGCACCAACACTTTTACTTTTACAGCCAAAGACACAGCTGGAGATACTGTTACTGCAAACAGTAGTGACAGTGGTAATGGTGGTTCTGGAGTTGATGGTGTCTACCAAATTAACTCAGGCTTAGATGTTTATGTACAAGCTGCTGGTTGGGGTTCTGGAACATGGTCTGCTAGTACATTTGGCTCTACCAGTGCGTTGTCTGATACTGGGCAATTAAGATTGTGGACACATGATAACTTTGGTGAAGATTTAATCATCAATCCTAGAGGTGGCAGTATTTACAGATGGGTAGAGAATAATGGATTGTCTACAAGAGCTGTTAGCCTGTCAGGTACATCTGGTGCTAACCTAGTACCCACTGTAGGTTTACAGGTTATTACTTCAGAAACAGATCGTCATTTAATAGTATTAGGAGCTGACCCAATAAGTGGTAGTGCTAGAACTGGTGCTGTAGACCCTATGCTTATAGCCTTTAGTGACTCTGAAAATGCTTTAGAGTTTGAGCCATTGAGCACAAACAGTGCTGGTGATGTTAGATTGTCTAGTGGTTCTCTTATAGTTGGCGGTCTTAAATCAAGACAAGAAGTGTTGGTATGGACAGATACCAGTTTGTATAGCATGACCTTTATAGGACCACCTCTTGTATTCTCAGTTAATTTAATTAATGAAGGTGCTGGTTTGATAGGACCTAAAGCATTTGGTAACTCACCTACAGGTGTATTCTTTATGTCCAAAAATGCTTTCTATTTTTACAATGGTTCTGTACAGAAATTACCTTGTTCAGTACAAGACTATGTGTTCTCTGATTTGGATGTATCTCAAGCTTACAAATGTCATGTCGCTGTTAATACTGAATTCTCAGAAGTGTGGTTTTTCTATCCTTCCTTAGAAGATGGAACTGATGAAATTTCACGTTATGTTATTTACAACTACGAAGAAAATTCTTGGAGCATAGGTTCTTTAGTTAGATATGCTTGGCTAGATGCTGGTATTGAAAACAAACCAATAGCGTCAGGCACAAGTTCTTCTACAAGTTGTTTGTTCTTACATGAAACAGGATTTAATGATGATAACAATGCCATGGATGGTGTCTTTATAGAATCAGCAGACATAGACATAGCTGATGGCGAGAACTTTGCTTTTGTTAAAAAGCTTATACCTGATATTAAATTTGATACACAAACAGGTACAGTGCCATCACCAGCCATGAATATAGTGGTTAAAAGCAGAAACTTTAATGGTGACAGCTTAACGACAGACTCTACTACTCAAGTAACGAGTACATCCACTTTCTCTAGTTTGCGAACCAGAAGTAGACAGTTGGTACTTAGGTTTGAGTCAGATGATGACAATACTGCTAGTCGTAAAGATTACAGATGGAGGCTTGGTGCTACACGTTTAGACGTACAAACTTCAGGTCGTAGATAGTGGGCAAGCTACTAGAAACCAGACTGCCTATAGCACAAGGCGAAATGGTATCTATAGATACATTTAATCGCTTGGTTCGTATCATGGAGTTGAATCTAGGTCGTTTTGACACTACTGCTACTCCTCAATATACAGACGTTGAACGTAACTCTAGTTCTTTTACTGCTGGTGACGTTATATGGAATACCACAACAGAAGAGTTGCAAGTATATGATGGTGACGAGTGGGTAAACCTAACAATAGGTCCACAATTTGGTTTAGAAGCGAAAGCTTCTGTAGGGGCTGTAACAGTAACCTTAGATGGCAATGTTACAGTAAACATAACAGGTCCTGTCTATGGATGGGATTTGGAACAATGGTACACATGACATTAGTAAAGTTGGTGCTACAATAAGCTAGTGATAGTATAGGTAACAATAGGTTAAGAATATGGCTATAAGCGAAGAACTACAAAGAAGAATAAGCAGTCTGACAGGTGAAACAGAAACACCTATGCGTCAAGGGATGATGATGAGGGCGGATGGTCAAAAACCACCTTATGCAGACATATCTTTACCTGAAAGTTTATCAAACAGACAAACTGATTTAGGGTTCTATCAGAATATGGATATCAAAGAAATGTTATCTGACTATGCTTCACAGTTGTCTGCTGGTAATGATGTAGAAGGGTTCATGCCAGCTTTAGAAGAAATGACTGGCATACGAAGAAACGACCCACAATTTGTTAGTATGTTAAGAGGTGTTAGTGGTGGTGGTCGTATGTCAGACCAAGACGTGAACATGATGATAGCTAACCAAGGTGCAAGAAGAGGTGTTAGTCCTGTAGAGCAACGAGCTGTAGCTTTAGATTCTTATTTAAAAACAACAGGCAGAACCGCACCTGAAGAAGTGGTTAATAACTATGCCATGGGCAACATGTCATTTGATGATGCTATAAAATCTTCTCAACCTACGTCTGTTGTAGACGAAGTGGTTGTCACAGGACAGATGCCAGATATGGCACAAGAACAAAGACAAGCTATGGCTGCTGGTATGACTACACCTGTAGGTGGTGGTGCAATAAGCAATGCTGAAATGGGCATGATGCAACCTAGTGCTGGTAGTACAGATGCAAAAATGATGGAGCTACAACAAGCTTTACAAGTGTTGCAAGAACAAATGAACATGACCTCTGACCCAGAAGAAAAAGAACTATTGGGCAGAATGATAGAAAATGCAAAAACCAAAGCATTTGCACCTCAAGCTGATATAGTTGACCAACTTTCACAAGGAGCTGGCGAAGATGACATGATGGCTCATGTCAGGTCAGGAGACATTAATGTTTCTAGGGAGATGTTAGAAAACAACCCAGCCTTGGAAGATGCTATAGAAGGTGCTGCTCTTGAGGTAGGTATTGACCCAGAATCAATGGTATATGGTACAGGTATCGCTAGTCTTAACGAAGTCACTGGTGCTGAACAACATGGTTTTTTAAAGAAAATAGCTAAAGGTGTAAAAAAAGTAGTTAAGGTAATAGCCCCAGTCGCAGCTATAGTGCCCGGTCCTTGGCAAGGACCAGCTATTGCATACAACAGAGCTAAAGCTGTAGTAAACATTGCAAAGGGTGAAGGTGGCATTGGCGATCTTCTGACAGCATCAGGTGGTTTTGGTGGCGATAGTAAGATAGGCAAGTTTTTTGGTGATAGCAAGATAGGCAAAGCTTTTGGTGAAAGTAAAATAGGTCAATTTTTTGGTGGAACACCGGGTATTAACCCAAGTGCTGATGCAACAGGTATTTTTGGTGGAACTCTAGGACCACGTATGAAAAGTGGTATAGGTGGGTTGTTTGGTGGTGGAGAAGGTGGCAGTGGCTTCTTTAACCCAGCAGAGGGTACACCGGGTATATTTGGTGGAACCATAGGTCCTTCTATAAGAAGAGGCATAGGTGGATTGTTTGGTGGAGGACAACAAGGCACTGCTACAACACAAGAAGATGGCTCAATAGTTTATCAAGATGCAGAAGGCAATGTAATTACACAAGCAGAGTATCAAAAAGCAAATGAGTTCAAAACACCACAACTAATTAAAAGTGTTGGTGATGCCTTTGGATTTGGTGGTGCTAGTGGTCTTAGGGATGTCTATGGTGGAGAACCCATGCGAGATGCTAATGGTAACATCATAACAAATCCTGATGGCAGTCCTGTTTTGAGTGGTTTCATGAGAAACGCAGAAGGTGGTCTAAGTGGCATGGGTATGTTGGGCATAGGTGCTTTGGCTACTGGTTTAGGCAAATTGGCATATGAAGACACTAAGAAAGACAAAGGTGTACAACTGACACCATTGAATACTATGAACGCAGCTGGTCGATATAACTTAGAAGCTGAGATCGCTAGGAGAATGGGTCAACGAGCACCTAATCCTACTGAGTTTGGTTTGTTACCAGCTAACACAATGCCAC